ATCAGCCGCTACATGAAGGTGGCCGGTGAGATTTATGGTCGTGGCCCGCTGATGACGGCGCTGCCCGACATCAAGACGCTGAACAAGACCATTGAGCTGCTGCTCAAGAACGCGAGCCTGGCGGTCTCTGGCGTCTACACGGCTGCCGATGATGGCGTGCTGAACCCGAACACGGTGAAGATCGTGCCTGGCGGCATCATCCCGGTGGCCCGCAACGGTGGCCCGCAAGGCCCGAGCCTGCTGCCCCTGCCACGTTCTGGCGACTTCAATGTCAGCCAGCTGGTCATCAACGACCTGCGTCAGAACGTCAAGCGCATCCTGCTGGATGAGTCGCTGCCGCCAGAGAACATGAGCGCACGCTCGGCCACGGAGATCGTGGAGCGCATGAAGGAACTGAGCCAGAACCTGGGTTCAGCCTTTGGCCGACTCATCAACGAGACCATGATCCCCATCGTCACCAAGATTTTGGAGGTCATGGATGAGCGCGGCATGATCGACCTGCCGCTGCGGGTCAACGGGCTGGAGGTAAAGGTCAGCCCGGTGGCCCCGCTTGCCAACGCGCAGGCCATGGACGAAGTGAACGCCGCGCTGCAGTTCGCTCAGATCACCCAGCAGATGGGTGCAGAGGGCACTGTGGCTGTGAAGTACGGCGACATGATCGACTACTTGGGCGACAAGCTCGGCGTGCCTGCAGCGCTCCGCAACAGCGCCGCCGAGCGCGGGTTCATTCTTGAGGAGCAGCGGGCGCAGCAGACGCAGGCCATGGCCGCACAAATGGCGATGCAGGCCCAAGGTCAGCAGGTGCCGCAGCTGGCCGCGCCGCAGGGAGCGCCCGCATGAGTTGGGAGGAACTGGAGGCCATCGGCGAGACCGCCGATGTGCGCGAGGCCACGCAAAAGCGCGAGGACACAGACCGCCTGGTGGCCCGTGTCTTCTGCACCGATGACGGCATCGCGCTGCTGAACTGGCTCAAAGAGGTCTATGTGAATGTGCCCATCGCCGTGCCGGGCACAGACCCGTCTTTCGCTTTCTACGCCGAAGGGTGCAGGAACGTGATTCGGGACATTGAGGCACGGATTCACAGAGCAAGGAAACCATGAGCGACACAAACGACCAACCCAGCGGTGACGCTGGCCTATTGGACAGCGTGAGCGTAGACGAACCGCAAGCAACTGCAGCCGATAACCCGCAAGCAGCGGAGATCGACCACAAGGCGGCAACGCCTGGGGCTGACATCCCAGGCACGCCGAAGACCAAACCCGAGTATCTGCCCGACAACTTCTGGGACGGTGAGAAGGGCGAGGCCAACTATGAAGCCATGGCTAAGTCTTGGTCTGACCTGCGAAAGATGGTCAGCCAAGGAAAGCACAAGGCACCCGAGGGCGGCAAGTACGACACCAGCGCCTTGGCAGCCCGCGACATCGAAGCCGACCCGCTTGCGAAATCCTATGTGGAGTGGGCGCAGAAGTACGGCATCAGCCAGGCTGCCTTCGATGAACTTGCTACTAACGTCAACAAAATGGCCGCTGACATGCAGCCGCCCGAGGTTGACACCAAGGCCGAGATGGCCGCGCTCGGCCCGAACGCCAACGCCGTCATCAACGGCATGGTTGAGTGGGGCCGTGGACTGGTGTCGAAGGGCATCTGGAGCAAGGACGACTTTGAAGAGTTCAAGATCATGGGCGGCACCGCCCGTGGCCTCACGGCTCTGATGAAGGTTCGCTCTGCCTATGAGGGCCGGGTGCCTGTGGACGTTGCGCCGCTTGAGGGTGCGCCCAGCAAGGACGAACTTTATGCAATGGTCGCTGACCCAAAGTACAAGACGGACGCAGCCTATCGCCAGAAGGTCGAGAAGCTGTTTGCCCAGCACGTTGGCTGATTCTCCACGGTTGCCATTGGTAGCCATTTGACCCGCTTCGGCGGGTCTTTTTTTGTCTGTCAATCCCCGCGTTTGCGTTTTGTATGTTTCGCCATACAATCGGGCCAAGGCTAACCGGGCAACCGGCCCTGACCGCAGTGACGATGCTGACGATTGGCTGCCGTAAGCAGCAAGCATTTCGGCCCTGGCGACAGGCTAACCGTGGCGACTAACCCCTGTTTAACAAACCGATGAGGTATCCAAATGAGCGTTTCTCTCTCCAACGCCTTTGTGACGCTCTTCGACGCAGAGGTGAAACAAGCCTACCAGGGCAAAGCCCAACTGGTTGGCGCGGTTCGCGCTCGTCGTGGTGTCGAAGGCTCCACCGTCAAGTTCCCCAAAGTGGGCCGTGGCGTTGCAACCCCCCGCATCGCTCAAACCGATGTGACCCCCCTGAACGTTGGCTTCTCGCAAGTCACGCTGACCCTTGCCGACTGGAACGCCGCTGAGTACAGCGACATCTTCAGCCAGGCCAAAGTGAACTTCGATGAGCGCCAGGAACTGGTGCAAGTCGTTGCCACTGCCATGGGTCGCCGCCAGGATCAGATGATCCTCGACGCTCTGGCTGCTTCCAGCACTTCGCTGACTGTCGGCAACGACATCGGCGGCACTGACACCAACCTGAACGTCGCCAAGCTGCGTGAAGCCAAGCGCCTGATGGACAAGAACAACGTGCCGATGGACAACCGTCACATCGTGATTCACGCGAATGGTCTGTCCAGCCTGCTGTCCGAAACCTCCGTCACTTCCAGCGACTTCAACACCGTGAAGGCTCTGGTGCAGGGCGACATCAACACGTTCCTGGGCTTCCAGTTCCATGTGCTTGGTGACCGTTCTGAAGGTGGCTTGGCAATCGACGGCTCCAATGACCGCACCTGCTTCGCGTTCCACCGCGATGCCGTTGGTTACGGCGAGGGCATCGGTATGCGTACCGAGATCAACTACATCCCCGAGAAGACCAGCTGGCTGGTGAACGAAGTCTTCAGCGCAGGCGCAATCGCCATCGACGCAGAAGGCATCGTGTCGCTGACCTGCCGCGAATCTTGATCTGACTGAAGGAGATAGATCATGGCTTTTTCCTCGACTGGTCTTGTGACTGTATGCGCTGCCAAGGCTGGCAACGCTCCGTCGATGTACCTGTACAAGACGGCAGACACCCAAGCAACGGTGAACACCAGCGGCTACTTCAACAGCATCGCAACGCTGCTGAACGTCGGTGACATCATCTTCGTGTACGACACCACTACCCCCAGCCTGGTGCTGACTTATGTCAACGCTGTTTCGGCTGCTGGCGTGGTTGACATCGCTGACGGCACCACCGTGAGCGCCACGGACACCGATTAATCGGAGTCCAACGGAACGGGCCAGCCCCTGAGCAATCGGAGGCTGGCCCTTCTCACATTGAGAGGTTCACATGGCTGCTGGCGACACTGGCGTTTCAATCTGCTCCGATGCCCTGCTGATGCTGGGGTCGAAGGCCATTTCATCCTTCAACGATGGCACTGATGAGTCCAGCGTCTGTGACCGTCTGTATCCCGACATCCGCGATTCGGTGCTGACCACGTACCCGTGGAGTTTCAACACCAAGAAGATTCAACTTGCTAGGCTGCTGACTGCGCCTGGCTCTGTCTGGCGGTATGCCTACCAGCTGCCTGGTGACCGCCTGACCAGCCCCCGCGCCGTGTATGACACCGCCGCTGTCGGTGCCACGGCCCGCAAAGACTATGAGATTCAGGGCAACGAACTGCTGACCAATCTCACCGCCGTCTACATCGACTACCAGTATGTCGTGCCCGAGTCGGCCATGCCGCAGTATTTCGTGCAGCTGCTCAAGTACATGATGGCCTGGCACCTGGCGCTGCCAATCACTGAACAGCAAGAGCGTGCCGTGTACTGGCAGGGCATCGCTGTCGGCGGGCCTGCCGAGAATGGCCGAGGCGGTCACATGCGAACGGCCATGAACATTGACGGCCAGGGTCAGCCCACTCGCGTGATCGAAGACTTCAGCCTGATCGCAGTGAGGAACTGATGGCCCGCTTCGTTGACATGCAGACGAACTTCAGCACGGGTGAACTCGACCCGCTGCTGCGCTCGCGCATTGACCTGGCGCAATACAACAACGCGCTGGCGAAGGCGACAAACGTACTGGTGCAGCCGCAGGGTGGCATTCGCCGCCGCCCTGGCCTAAAACACCTGGCCGAGTTGCCGTCTGCAGCTGCCAACGGTGTGCGCCTGGTGCCCTTTGAGTTCAACGTGGATGACAGCTACATGCTGTGCTTCACGAACCAGCGCATGTACGTCTTCAAGGATGGCGTGCAGATCACGGCCATCAACGGCGGCAGCAACGCATACCTGACCACAAGCATCACCAGCGCGATGCTGGAGGAACTGCACTGGACGCAATCGGCTGACACCATGTATCTGGTGCATCCCGATCTGCAGCCGGTCAAACTGGTGCGCGGCGCGACCAATGCCGACTGGACGATCAGCACGGTCACGTTTGCTGGCATCCCAAAGTACGCATTCACGCTGACCACCACAACGCCTTCTTCGGGACACCTGACGCCAAGCGCTGTGTCTGGGAACATCACGCTGACGGCTCAAAACAGCATTTTCACTTCTGCTGATGTGGGCCAGTACATCAACGCGCAGCCGCAGGGCCGCGCCAAGATCATCGCCGTGGACAGCGGCACCGTGGTGCGTGCCGTCACCGAGTACCCGTTCTTCAACACCAGCAACATCCCGCAGGGTTCGTGGGAAATCGAATCTGGCTATGAGGATGTCTGGAGCAGCGGCAAGGGCTGGCCGCGCACGGTCATCTTCCATGAGGGCCGTCTGTACTTCGGCGGCTCCAAGTCGCGCCCGTCCACCATCTGGGGCAGCAAGATCGGCGTGTTCGATGACTTCGTGGCAACCGAGTCGCTTGACGATGATGCTGTCGAGGCCACGCTGGACACCAGTTCGCTGAACGTCATCATCGACATGATCAGCGGACGCGACCTGCAGGTCTTCACCACTGGCTCCGAGTTCTATGTGCCGCAGTCGGGCACTGAGCCGATCACGCCGCTGACGCTGACATTCAAGGGCGTGAGCCGCAACGGCACCAAGCCTGGCACCCGTGTTCAGTCGCTGGAGTCGGGCACGGTCTACATCCAGCGCCAGGGCAAGTCGGTCAACGAGTTCCTGTTCAGCGACACGCAGCTGACCTACGTGACGCAGCGCATCTCGCTGCTGGCCGGTCACTTGCTGAAGTCGCCCAAGCGCATGGCCTTGCGCCGCGCCACCAGCACGGACGAAGGCGACCTGCTGCTGATGGCAAACGAGGATGACGGCACCATGGCTGCGTTCAGCATCATGCGCTCGCAGCAGATCACTGCCCCGTCAGAGTTCATCACAGACGGCAGCTTCAAGGATGTGTCCGTTGATGTGACCGACATCTATGTTGTGGTCAAGCGCACGTTCAACAGCACCGACAAGTACTTCGTTGAACTGTTCCGCGATGACTTCTTCACGGACTGCGGCTTTGCTGGCGGCAGCGCATCTGGAGCAACTGGCCTTCCGCATGTTGGCGAGTCGCTGAACGTGATCGTGGACGGCTCTGTGCTGAACAACGAGACCGTCAGCGGTGGTGGCGCAGTGACCTTTGACCGCGAGGCTGTGACCAGCTACGAGGTCGGCATGCCGTTCACCGTGTACGCCAAGACCATGCCGGTGCAGCTGAAGCTGCAGACCGGGGAGCGTTTTGGCTTCAAGAAGCGGATTGTTGAAATCAATGCTGCTGTCAACGAAACGCAGCACTTGGTCTTGAACAACAACCCGGTGCCGTTCCGCACATTTGACAACCCGCTGCTGGATGACCCGGAGCCAACGTTCAGCGGTCTCAAGCGCGTGAACGGCGTGCTGGGCTACAGCCGCGAGGCTGCAGTGGAAATCTCGCAGACGCTGCCGCTGAAAATGACGCTGCTTGGCCTTGAGTACAAGGTCGCTGTGTCGGGAGGAACCTGATGGCTGACATCAACATGGCGACCATTGAGTCTGGCCTGGGCACACCAGGCTACGGCTTTAGCGATGCAGCCGCGAGTAGCGGGCTGTTCAACTACAACACCATCGGCGCTGGCGCGAACCAGTCCTTTGGCTTCGACTTCAACTGGGCTGACGCGATCAGCACCGGCAGCAAAATCTTCAGCGCCCTGCAGACCGGCGTGAACGCCGCATCGCCCTACCTGGGGCTGGCAAGCGCGATCACCCAAGCCGGTGCACAGCAGTCGGCTGCCATCTACCAGCAGGGTCTGTACGAAGTCCAGGCACTGGACACGCTGCGCCTGGCGCAGATTCGCACCGACCAAGACCAAAAGTATGCGGCGATTCAGGCTGGCCGCAAGCTGCTGGCAGCCGAGCGCCAGGCTCTGAACTACACCATCCAAGGCAACAGCCTGCTGCGCGGGATGGAGCGTGCGAACGCCGCCGTGCGTGCCCGCGCCGCCGCCAATGGCGTGGTCTACAACGAGGGGTCTGCGCTGACGGCCCAGGCCAGCAACGTGCGGGCGACCTACCGCGATGTCGGCATGACCGACCTGAACGCACTGACCGCCCGAATCCTGGGCTTTGAGGACGCTGGCGCGATGATCCTGGCTGCCAAGCAGCAGGCCGATCTGACCATGAACGCCGCCGAGACCCAGGCCAAGCAGCTGCGGATCGCGGGCGACTTCGCGGTCAAGTCGGGTGGCTTGCTGTCGAACGCATCGCTGCTGCAGGGCGGCATGAACTTCGCGCAAACGGTGGTCAACCCGTTCCGATAAAGGCAAGACATGGCAGACCTTCCACTTCTCCAATCTGGCCGTGTAGAGGCCGCAGGCATTCCTGGCGCTGTGACGCCCCAGGTCAACGTCCCGCAGGTGGACTATGTGGGCCTGCGTGCTGGCGCGGCCAACGCGCAGACGGTATCGCAGACCCTTGACCGCCTGAGTGGTCAGCTGTTTGGCATCGCCAAGACCGCCGCGCAGGAGGCTGGCTACCAGTACGCAGCCAGCAACCCGCTGACCGATGAGCAGCTGCAGGCTGCCAAGATGGGCAACACCGAAAGCCTGAACCTGGGTGGCTCGCTCAACGTCTTCGACGCTGCGGTGCGCCGCGCCCGTTCGCTTGAACTGTCGGCCAACTTTGAGGCCGAGGCTCGCGGCCAGCTGACCACCATGCTGACCGCCGTGGAGGAAGGCACCGCCACCACCGAGCAGGTGCAGACCAAGATCGCCACCATGATGGACGGCTTCAGCCGCAGCCTGTCGCAAGTTGACCCCGAGGCATCGCTGAAGTTTCGCGCCACCACGGCGACCATGGGCAACACGGTGCTGGCGAAGGCTGCCGAGTTTGAGATGAAGCGCGAGAAGGCCCGCCGCCTCGCCAAGTTCGACGCCGACTTTGACAACAGCACCAGGCTGCTGGAGGCCGCTGTGTCGCAGGGTTTTTGGGTTGACCCCAAGACCCAGCAAAAGCGCAGCATTGACGAACTGGCGGATGTGTACCGCCAGACCATCACCACCAGCGCCCTGCTGCTGGGTGACGCTGGCGTGCAGAAGGCATACAGCGACAAGTTTGAGACCGCGCTGCGAAATGCCAAGGTCAACGCCGTGACCAAGTATCTGGTCACCGATGAGACCGCGATGGCAAACCCCGAGCAGACCCTCAAAGACATCCAGGCTGGCAACTTGGGCCGCATGTCGGATGTGACCAAAGGGATGCTGCTGACCGACTTTGCATCGGTGGAGAAGGTCTCGGCCAACTTCATGGTGGCCGTGAACGCCCGCAACAGCGCCATCCAGCAAAAGCAGGCTGCCGAGAAGCGTGCGGTGCTGACCGAGTTCATCCCGCTGTATGAGCAGGCCACGGCCCTGCCCGACGGCAGCCCGCAGCGCCGCGCCCTGACCGCGCAGATCAACGCGCTGGCGATGAAGTCGCCCGAGGCTATCCCGCTGGGGGTCATCAAAGACCTGAACGAACCCAACAAGGACGGCAACCCGGTGGCCGAGTTCAACGCCCTGAACGCCATCTTCAACGGCACCATCACCAAGCCCGACCAGATCGCCGCCCTGCCTGGCCTGAACGGCAAGCAGAAGGTCTCGCTGCTCAAGACGCTGACCAGCGAAGACCGCCGCGACCAGCGCGACTTGGACACCGGCCTTGCACGCCTGGCTGGCATCCCGACCATGCCCGGCCAGGTCACTGTGCTTGACCCCAAGGGTGCCGAGTTCCAGCGCCTGCAGCAGCTGCGTGCGTCGGCTCAGTTCATCCAAGCCGAGGCCACGGCCAAGGGCGAAGTGGTCACCCCGCGCCAGGTGCTGGAGCGCGTTGGCAACGACCTTGAGAAGCGCCGCAACACCGAGCAGGCCAAGGCCGCACGCAACTCGCTCACCACGGTCTGGGAGAAAAAAGCCGGTGGCCCGATCACCCGCGACTCGCTGCCCGCGCTTGAGCGCACCGGCAAGCTGAAGCCAGCTGAGATCACCCAGATCAAGAAGCTGCTCGACCAAGCAGAAGGGGGCCAGTGATGGCGCTTTACAGTCAGATCGAAGACCGCTACCTGGCAGCCCTCACGGCTGTCCAATTCCCAGAAGCACCTGTTGCAGATACGCAACAGCCTGTCACCGACGCGACAAGCGTGGACGGGATGCAGCTGGCCGCTGGCCCGTCGCAGACGGTGACCGACGCTGGCGCAGGCCGTGGCTCATATGCCGGGTTTGACCCGCGCCAAGACGCTGCCAACAAGGCACCCATGGGCGAGATCAAGCCGTATGACCCGACTGTGCGCGAGCAGTTGGCCGAGTTCCTGCAGGCGGGCTTTGAGCGCTTCGGCATGGATCGCTTCCGCGCCCGCAAGCACGCGCAGTCTCTGATCGGTGGCCCAAACAGCAACCTGCCGCTGGACATGGGACTGGCCGACATCGTGCCCTTCCTGGGCACCGCGCTGCAGACGCAGGAAGCCGTGCGCATGGGCGAGGACGCAGTGACCTCTGCCAAGCAGGGCAACTATGGCACTGCCGCCCTGCAGGCTGGTGGCGCTGCGCTTGGCCTGGTTCCGGGTGCTGCTGGCACTGCTAAAGCAGCCATGGCCGTGGGCCGCGCTGGCGAGCGCCTTGCCGAGAAGACCGTGCCGCAGATCATGGAGAAAGGCGGCACCATGGCCGATCTGCTGCAGGCGCTGTCGCATGGTTCGCGCAGCCAGCTGACCGCATATCACGGCACGCCGCACACGGTTGACAAGTTCGACTCCAAGAAGATCGGCACTGGCGAGGGCAATCAGACCTATGGCTATGGGCTGTACTTTGCTGAGAACAAGGATGTGGCTGGCTCTTATGCAACCGCCCTTTCTGAGCCAAAACTGTTTGTGCGTGGCAAGGAGGTAAAGATTGAGCCAGGCTCGCCGACCGACACTGCCTCCGCTTGGCTTGCCGATGTGTTTGACCGTGGTTTCTTCAGCAGCAAAACGGCAGACCCGTTTGAGCAAGCGATTGCCGACATTCAGAACGCACCAGTACCTGACAAGGATTCCGTCATTGCCGCAGTCCGAGACCTAAAGGCGCGTGGTGCAACCATGAAACAAGGCGGCAACCTCTACACCGTGGACATCCCCGATGAGATGGTCAGCAAGATGCTGGACTTTGAAGCTCCGTTCAACAAGCAGCCTAAGTCGGTGCAGGAAGCCATCAAGGCTTCTGGGATTCTCAAGGACTACAAAGCCAACCTTTCCGACTTTTCTTCTCCAATGATGACGAGAAACAAGAACATGCGTGGCGAGAACATCATGCAGTTCCTTGAATTCAAGCTCGGAGGGCAGGAGCAAGTGGCGGCAAGACTGCAGGAGCTTGGCATCCCAGGTGTGCGCTACTTAGACGCGGGCAGCCGTGATGCTGGCAAAGGCTCGCGCAATATCGTCGTGTTCCCAGGTGGTGAAGACCAAGTGAAAATCCTCAAGCAAGAAGGGAAAAAATAAATGGCTCTGCAACCACTCGACCAACGCCTGAACAGCATCCTGCCGTCTGCCGCGCCCCAGGCCGCGCCCGTTGACCCCGCGCAGATGGAGCCGATGCCCGCCACTGGCGAGATGACTCCAGCGCCTGATCTGACCGCAGAGCCTGGCACGCCCAGCATGGACGAAGGCGTGCAGGTCGCTGGCCTGGCTGACGCCGCCATCCGCAGGCTGGTCACCCGCCAAGCCACGAAGGCAGAGCGAGCCATCCTGCCAGACGCTGCCCGCGCCGCCGAGGGCGAACTGCCCGACGCTGTGAAGGCTGGCCGCTACAAGATCATCCCCGAGGCTGACGCGCAGCTGACCGACACGGTGACAGAGGCTGTCAGCCGCCGCCAAAAGCAGGGGTCGCTGCAGGGCAAGCCCAGCCCCACGGCTGCCGATGTGGCTGGCCCGACGCCCACCCCGGTGGAGCCGTTCAACCTGTCGCAGTACCAGACCCATGACGCCGCTGGCGTGGTGGCCGGGGTCGCTGACGCCCTGAACATCAAGACCAAGGCCGTGACCTTTGATGAGATCAAGGCCAAGGCCGCTGAGTCTGGCATCAGCGAGTCATTCCTGACCCGCTTGGTCGGCTCGGACGGCAAGATGATGGCGAACGCCGTTGAGACCTACAAGGCGCTGGAGGTGCTGGAGTCCAGCGCCAA